AATTTATTGAAAGGAGGCCATCATTATGCCTAAAAATAATGAAACTAAGTTTGACAAGTACTTTAACTTGCCTAATCCTGGCTTACGGTCTTATTTTGACATAGTCAGAAAAGGACAGCCAGATGAGTATCGTACTACCTTTGCCAAAGGTAGTAGTGTCCAGCAAGTCCTGGACGATTGGAGTACCACACTTGAATCGATCACTGACGAGTGGCCGACTCTTGTGGACTTCGAAAACGACCTAAAGGCTAAGGTCGGACCAATGTCAATTATGAAACCTCTGGAGGAAAGGTTTGAAGACATTGATCATTACTACGAGTGTATTCTCCAAGACTCGGAGCCTATATCTGACAGCGCTATCAAAGCAGTTATTAGTGAATTTGATAGCATTAAGGGCCTTAGAGTTAGAGGTCAACAGCGTACCGTTGATCTAATGAAGAAGTCAACAAACTCAGGCTCTCCGTACTTTACCAAAAGGAAAGCAGTCACTAGTAAAACATTATTTTGTGAGGTATCACAAAGTACTAAGGAAGGGACTCCTACCTTCCAAATCCTTAATTTGCCTAAGCAAAGTTCCAAAATATCTTTGTCTAAAGGTGAGTTTTGGTATGCTGCTGCTGTACTTGGGTGGAGAGGTCAAGAAGGAGGCCCTAAACGCGAAGATGTTAAGCAGCGCGTGGTTTGGATGTTTCCATACGCAGTCAACATCCGCGAATTGCAAGTTTACCAACCATTGATTGAAGCTTGTCAGAACTTCAATTTGGTTCCTGCTTGGGTTAGCATGGAATCAGTCGACCAACGTGTCACACGTATGTTTGATACGAAGGGTGTGGACGACGTGGTTATTTGCACAGACTTCAGCAAGTTTGACCAGCATTTTAATGCAGACATGCAGAACGCATCAGAATCCATCCTGCGTGCGTTACTCACACGGTGCCAAGATAGTGATAACTGGTTAGATTGCGTTTTCCCCATTAAGTATGAAATACCTCTTGCATACGATTATGGTAAAATCCGTTTTGGTAAACACGGTATGGGAAGTGGTAGTGGCGGAACCAATGCAGATGAAACCCTAGCCCATAGAGCTCTCCAATATGAGGCTGCACTCAATAATCACGCTAAATTAAACCCAAATTCACAGTGCCTAGGAGATGACGGAGTACTCACGTATCCTGGCATCACTGTGGAAGATGTAATGCGTTCATATACTGCACATGGGCAAGAGATGAATGAGAGCAAGCAGTACGTGAGCAAACAGGACTGCGTATATCTGAGAAGATGGCACCACATTAATTATAGGGTTAAAGGTATATGCGTCGGTGTCTATTCAACCTACAGAGCTCTTGGTAGGCTGATGGAACAAGAGAGGTACTACGATCCTGATGTATGGTCAGCAACGATGGTTGCATTGCGTCAACTTTCTATAATAGAGAATGTAAAGTACCATCCTCTAAAAGAAGAGTTCGCCGACTTTTGCATGAAAAGGGATAAATATAGACTAGGACTAGATATCCCAGGATTCCTTGACAATGTCTCCAGCATTGCCAAGCAGTCTATGGAGCTCATGCCTGACTTTCTTGGTTATACGAAGAGTATGACTAAGGACCAAACTGGTTTGGATAATTGGTGGATAGTTAATTATCTAAAGTCAAAGAGATAAACTCGGGATGGTGCTTTAAAC